GCAGGAGGCGATCAGGCCGTTCATTGATTACCTGGACCTTGGCTTCAAGCCTGCGTCTCACCATGTGATGCTGTTGGAGGCTTTGGAGAAGGTCGAGCGGGGAGAGATTCAGAACCTTATGGTGTGTATGCCGCCAGGTTCTGCCAAGAGCACATACACGTCGGTTGTGTTTCCCCCGTGGTTCATGGGGCGCAACCCGAAGCTGTCGGTGATCGCTGCAAGTCACACGCAGGAGCTTGCAGAGCGGTTCGGGCGTCGGGTGCGAAATCTGGTTGCGGCAAAGGAGTTCGGGAACGTCTTCAACATCGGCGTTGCTGATGACTCCGCATCGGCGGGCCGGTGGGACACGACAGCGGGGGGCGAATACTTCGCGGCTGGCGTTGGGGGGTCGATTACGGGGCGTCGCGCTGACTTGGGCGTCATTGATGACCCGGTTAAAAGCCGTGAGGATGCAGACAGCGAACGCCAGCGCGATAAGGCGTGGGATTGGTATGTCAACGACTTCCTGACCCGCTTAAAGCCCGGTGCTCGTCAGATCGTCGTGATGACCCGTTGGCATGAGGACGATCTAGGCGGTCGCATCTTGGCCCGTGAGCGTGACAAGTGGCATGTGATCGAGATTGCAATGGAGGCGCTTCCGGGTGATCCATTGGGGCGCGCTCCGGGTGAGCGACTGTGGCCTGAGTGGTTCACTGACGAAATGATCGCTCGCGCAAAGATGGACACGCGCTCATGGAATGCGCTGTATCAGCAGCAGCCAGCAAGCGAAGACGGCGACTTCTTCAAAGCCGATTGGTTTGGTGAATACCTAGAGGTTCCGAAGGGCCTGCACATCTACGGTGCCAGCGACTACGCAGTAACGGAAGGCTCTGGAGACATGACTGAGCACGGTGTGTTCGGTGTGGATGGCAACTCAAACCTATACGTTCTGGACTGGTGGCGCGGTCAGACCACATCGGATGTTTGGATTGAGCGGTTCTGTGACTTGGCAATCGAGCACAAGCCGCAATGCTGGTTTGGTGAGGCTGGGCCGATCAGGCGAAGCATCGAGCCATTCTTGATGCAACGAATGAACCAACGGCAAGCGCATTGCCGGATTGAGTGGCTGGCGAGTGTCAGCGACAAGCCCACGAGGGCAAGAGCCTTTCAAGCGTTGGCGAGCATGGGTAAGGTGTTCTTTCCCAAGCACGCGGCATGGAAGGCTGACGTTTTGGGGCAGTTGCTCCGATTCCCGGTGGGCAAGCATGACGACGCAGTGGACGTTTGTTCGCTGATTGGTCGAGGCTTGCAGCACATCAACGCACCGCGATACAGCGCAGTGCCGAGGACAAACACATCATGGATCAGGTGACAGAACCCAAACGACGCGGCAGGCCCCCGAAGGCCGAAAGCGACAAGCCGGAGCAGGTGCAAGCCTCCCCGGCTTTTTTTGTGCCCATCCCGGACTACCTGGCTGAGGTGCCGCTGTCCGAGCAGTGCCCCGCTGACATCGTGCTGGCGTTCCGTTCGCTGCTTGGTGTGGTGTGCTCGTTCAAGGCTGGCCGCTTGGTGTGCGTGGATGGCCGCGAGTTCCGCGCCGTCGTGGCTGATGGCCGAGTTGAGGTGTTTGAGTGATGGATTACGAAGCCGGTCACGAAATGTCGGAAGACATGGACGAGCGGGATGGGGAGTTGCTCGCCATCTTGGATGAGGACTACTCAGACGCTCAGTTCTACACCGATGACGTGATTGGCCCGGAGCGCGCAAAGGCTCTGGATTACTACCTGCGCCGCCCGATGGGTGATGAGCGGGAAGGGCGCTCCAAGGTCATCAGTCCTGAGGTTTACAAGGTCGTTGAAGGTGTGAGCACGGCCATTGCCGACATCTACGTCAGCACTGACAAGGCCATCGAGTTCACGGCAAAGCGCCGCGACGGCATTGAGCAAGCCAAGCAGCAAAACACGCTGGTCAATTACGTCTTCTATGTGCAGAACAACGGGTTCCTGAACCTGATTGAGTGCATCAAGGATGGCGTGTGGCTCAAGACCGGCTACTTGACGTGGCGGTGGGAAACCAAGAAGGTTATGACTCAGGAGCGATACAACTCGCTCACACCTGAGGCGCTTTACCTGCTGGCCTTTGACTTCCCTGACGCTCAGATTGTCGAGCAAACGCAGAACGAAGACGGCACGATCAGCGTTGTCCTGAATGTGGTCAAGGAGTCGGGCCAGGTCGTTGTGGAATCGGTGCCGCCGGAAGAAATCTTGGTGTCGCCTCGCGCTCGCTCGCAAGACGTGAGCAAAGCTCCGGTGGTGATCTGGCGCACGGACAAGACCAAGGACGAGCTGCTGAAGTGTGGTTATGACCCTGAGAAGGTTGATTCCATCTCGTTCAGTCGCTCTCAGTACGACTCGCCTGTGTGGCGTCGCGCTGATGATGCGGAGTCGGAGTTGACCGGCCAGGCTGAAATCCGCACTCACTGGCGTGAAATCGATTGGGACGGTGACGGAATCTCTGAGCTTCGCCGCATCGTGCGCTCGGGTAACGTCATCCTTGAAAACGAGATCGTTGACGAGATCAACCTGAGCGCATGGACGCCCAGCATTCAGCCGCATGAGTTCTTTGGCCGCTGCCCTGGTGACGACGCGACCGAGACTCAAGAAACGATGTCCACCCTGAAGCGCCAGGTGTTCGACAACGTGTATCACGCCAACAACCCCATGTGGCGCGTGGACGTGTCTGACAGCCGCGTCAACATCGAGGACTTCTACAACCCCGAGATTGGCCGCCCTGTGCGTGCGCCTCAGGGTGCGGCAGAAGCAATTGCAATCCCGTTCGTTGCTCAACACACCTTCCCGCTGTTGGAGTTTGAGCAGTCGAACCAAGAGAACGTGACGGGCTTCACTCGCTACTCGCAGGGCTTGGACGCCAAGAGCCTGAACCAGACGGCGCGGGGCATGGGAATAATCACCTCGATGTCGCAGCAGCGAATCAAGATGATGGCTCGCATCTTCGGTGAGTTGTGCCTGAAGCCTTGCCTGCGCGGCATAGCCAAGTTGCTGAGCCAGCACGCCAGCGAGGCGTTCACGGTTCGCATCACTGGCGACGAGTTCGTTGACATCGATCCTCGCGACTGGAAGGACGAGTTTGACCTTGCCGTCAATGTCGGCCTGGGTGTTGTGGACAAGGATCAGCAGCAAATGCAACTGATGGGCGTCATGCAGGCTCAACAGGCGGCGGTTGCCGCTGGTGGTTTGGGCAAGCTGGTCACGCTCAAGAACCTTTACAACGTGCAGGTCAAGCTAGCCGAGCTGGCTGGCATGAAAGACCCAGCATTTGCATGGACTGACCCTGACACCGTTCAGCAGCAGCCCCAGCCGAACCCAGCCGAAATGCAGATGCAGGCCGAGAAGCAGAAGGCCGAGATGCAAATGCAGCTTGAGAAGTACAAGGCTGACCAAAAGGCCGAAATCGAGCGATTCAAGGCTGAACTCAAGGCGCAGACGGACATGCAGATTGCAGAGATGCGCGCCATGTTCCAGCCGCAACAAGTGCAGGTGCCGATGTGAGCGACGAAAAGCTGATCCGCGCCAATCAGGCGCAGTTGATCCTCAACGATCCATTGTTCATCGAGGCTTTCAACGGTCTTGAGCAGGGCGCTATCGAGCGTTTGGCCGCTTGCGATGTCCACGACAAGGACAAGCTCGCCACGTTGACCATGAGCCTGCAAACCATTCGATCTGTTCGCCGCCGTTTTGCCCTGTGGGTGACGGAAGGCGAGTCAGAAGCACGCAAGCAAATGCAGCGAGAGGACGCCCCGACGCTGATTGATCGATTCAGGCGACGGGCATAAGCCTTGCCGCTTTTGAATAGGCCGCCTTCGGGCGGCTTTTTCGTTTGAGGACGAAACATGAACGAACTGGACAACCAGCAGGCGGGCCCCGAAGCGGATAACCCCCAGCATGGCCCGGATGAGCAGAGTCTTTTTGACACCCTGCCCGATGACGACGGTGAGCCGCCCTACGAGGGTGACGAGGCGGAAACGGAAGCTGACGAGCCGACCGAAGAAGCCAAAGAAGCCGACAAGCCTGATGAGGTGAAACAACCTTCAGACGATGCCGAGTACGAGTTGCCTGATGGCCGCAAGGTCAAGGTGGCCGAGATGGCGAAATCGTTTGTGGACTTCACTGCGAAGACGCAAGAGCTGGCCCAAGAGCGCCAGCAAGCGCGACAACAGGCGTTCGACGCAATTGCCGAGGTTCGGCAAACGCAAGCCCAACAGATGGCGTTTGTGGCCCAGCACATCACGCAACTCGTTGCGCCTGGTGTGACGGAGCAGACGCTGTATCAGTTGGCACAGCAAGACCCGGAAGCGTACTTCCAACAGAAGGCGCGATTGGATGCCGCTCAGAACTTCGTGGCTCAGATCACGCAGCACTCGCAGGCGTTGATGCAGCAAGCCGAGCAGGCTCGCCAGCAAGCGCAGCAAGAGGGCTCGCAAGTGATGGAGCAGCGCAAGCAGGAGGCCGCCCAAGTGCTGCAACAGCAGGCTTGGTTCACGCCGGACTTCTGCAACAAAGCGATGTCCTACATGAAGACAACCGGCCTCACGCCCGACGTGATCCAGGCCATCAACAACGGCCAAGGCGGGGCCGCAGCCGTGCAACTGGTTCGCAAGGCCATGTTGTACGACGAGGCGCAAAAGCAGCGTCAGACCGCCAAGCAACCGCCCAAGCAATCCAAGCTGACGCCAGGTGCAAAACCGGCTCAGGGGCTGCTCGGGCAATCCAAGAAATCCCAGGCTCTGTACGAAGCAGGCACCAAGGGCGACAAGCGCGCAGCGGGCCGTTGGCTGAGTCAGAACCTTCCCGATGCATGAGGTAAATCATGGCTGCACCAACCAACATCTATCAAACCTACTCCCTTCGCGGCGCCGCCGAGGATGTCGATTCCAAAATCTACAACCTCGACCCCGAAGAAACCCCGTTCGCTTCCTCGCTCGCCAGCGAGAAGGTGACCGCTCGCATCCATCAATGGCAAGAAGACACGTTC